TGTGGGCAATTTGAGCTTCTTCAAGCTTGATCTTAGTGATAACTTCTTTAACTTTGTCATCAATTCTGACCATTTCAAGAGTATACCTGTCATTAGATAGATGCTCCTGTTCCCACTTCAACTCCAAGGACCTTTTTGCTTTGTATAGGTCTTGTATCATCATTAACCTCCTCATAGGTTATTCGATTTATCTCGTTATTATAGTTGTTCCCGAGATATTCCCAGTTTATACTCTTTTCTCCCAATTTGTCAAGGATCGATTGTTCAAGAGCAATAGCATTATCTTCCGACAAAACATTAAATTTTGCGTAATGATCGCATGCCCATATTTTTACTGTGAATTGTTTCATGGTTTTTTCTTTCTATTTTGTAAATGTGGCCGAACTATGTTCGGCCACAAAAATGATTATTGCTTACGCACCTTCAACGCCGTAGATACCTCTAAAGTCAGAAGCGCCAAAAGCGTATCTTTCTCTAGCTTTGTATCTTACGTTGCCAGTATCGAAGTCCCCTTCCATTGACGTAGTCAACGGAGTTCTTGAGAACATCTTCATACCATTTGGAACGTCTGTGATAATGTAGAATGAATCAGGGTCAGTTAAGAAATTGTTCACTCTGTAACCTTGAGGAATCATTCCCATGCTGTTGATTGCATTGATGTCATTATCAGCAGTCTGGGTTCTGCCTCGAGACTTGATAAGGCTTTCAGCATTGAACTGCTTCGCGGAAGGAATTATCATTTTAACTCCTTTAGCTGCAATTCTTAAACCTCTTTCATCAGTCATCGCTGCAATGTCGATTAGCGATTGTTCTAATGAAGTTTCGTTTAAGTCTGCTTGTGTTGCTAAAGTGTTTGATACTGTACCCGCGATAGTTGGGTGAGCAGTACTAAACAAGTTTTGCCCATCACCTGTTTGAAAAGCAGTTGCAGCTGCAATAGCTGGTAAACCGTTATTCAATGGTGCTGCGCCTTTTACTTCTTTAGCATTAGACATAGATCTTGCTAGAGCTTTTGTGTATCTAGAAGAAAGTCTGTCATAAAGGTTGTCCTCTATTGCTTCTTCTGTGATAGCGAAAGCTAACGCGATCGTTTCCATTGTGTATCTAGCAGTATAAGTTTCTTGAGCGTCATCATATGATACTCCAGCACCTTCTGCTTTTACATCTGCGTTTGCAAAACCACTTAACATTACTTCTTCTTCAAAAGCTCTGTCAGATGATTCTGTAGTATAAATCTCAGCGTGCTGATTATCATACCTTTTGTATTCCAGACCGAATAGTGCATTCAGACCTGGCTCTAGTTCTTTAACTAGCTGTGCTCGTGATATTGCCATGTTATGCTCCTACCGTTCCTGTTCCGAACCATTGTGACTTGTTAGCAACCACTACAACAGAAGCTCTTCCTGAGAAGGCCGCTAATGCTGGGTTTGCTTGTACAGCAGTTGTAAGATCCTCATTTTCAGGGTCTTCAGCTACTCTTAGCAATCTCCATTGGTTTGCTATGTCATTTACAGTTCCTACTGTTAATTGACCATTTGATTGTCCAGATATAGTAGAACCTGCTACCGTAGTAGTTCCTTCTGCTCTAACTGTTAAACCATATGTTCTTCCCATGTTAACTTGTGCTGCATCGCCAGTGGCACCTAATCTAGTGTCTAGCTGTACAACATATTGTTGAAATGGATTATCTATTACAAACGCGTCGATGTCACCGTTGTTTACATTCGCTGCTGGTACCGTAGTGCCAGGAAAGAATGAAGCAAAAGTTGGTTTTAATGTATTTGCATCTGTGTAGAAGCAACCATTAAATACACCAATCGTTGGAACTGTAATAGCGTCTTGTGCTGTAACTACATAACCAGGATCTACGTTAGCGCCGCCTGCAGAATCGTACTGCACAGGCATTCCTAAATATAGAGAAGTTGCATAGCCACTGTCGATTTTGTATTTGTTCTGACCACCAGTTGAAGGGGTTGCACCCAACGTACCAGCAGCGATCAAACCAAAACCAGCTGTGTTTCTATTTGCCATTATGTTTTTCTCCTTATGAACCTGCCGTCGTTAAACGGCCTCCAGTTCGGTTTATATTTTTCGTTGGTGTTGAGAATTTTATTTCTTAGTACCACCGAAGTTTTTGCTTGAACGCTCGAATTTCATCGGCATTCTTTTGTCCTGATCCTTCAGTAAGTCGTTTTCTACAGCTTCGTCTTGACCTTCAGTTTGTCTTTGCTGATAATCAACACGAGATTGCGCGAGTTCTTCCGGTATCCTTGCCAGGAGAAGGCCACCTACTCCAATCACTCCAGCGTATTTTCCGTCCATGACAACAGGATATTCTTCAGTGTCGTATTCGTCAGCTCTCACTAACTCATAACCAGATCTCAATCTACCATGAATATTCTTGGTATCATTGAAACCCATTGACTCTGCTCGTATCCATCTATGCCTGAATCCATCGGGCGCTGTGGGTGCATCTAAAGATGATGGTGGCTTGTACTCTTTTGGTCTTTCAGTTTTTGACCGAGTAACAGCCGCACGAGAAGTTTTATTTTCGTCTTTTTTCATACTATGCTCCTTCCGTGAGTTTTAGTTGTTTCGCATACTCTTCTAGTGGCACACCTAATTTTTTAGCTATTGCTACCTGTGATGATGTGAGTCTCACAGTTTTGCGACCAGGTTTTGAGCTTCTGTTAGCCGAAGCTACCGACTGAACGGCCCTGTTCGTTTGCTTTGTATCATTATTATCAAATTTATGTCCAAAGTCAACTCTAATCCTTTTATCAATTTCTTGATAATAATCGTTTGATTTAGGATCATAACCTTCTTTATCAACAAGATCTTTGTGAATCTCGAATGCAGTAAATGTCATAGCTCTATCTGTTCCGAACCATCTATTTTTTGCAGCCCAATCTTCAGCCATAGGATCAGCCTGAGGCATTTGTTGAGGGGTTTGATTTGGTAATTGTCCACCGTCTGACAGTTTAACAGGTGTTTCCTGTTGAACTGGTGTTGCGTCTTTTCTTTGCTTAAGTTTAGCGTTCTCGAATGCTAACTCAGCAATTTTTTTATTTGCTTCAACTTGAGCTGTTGCATCACCTGCTTCTATGGCTGACGCTAATTGTGTTTGCGCCATGTCCATACCAGATTTTACACTTTCCTCAAACTTAGCAGTGTAATCAGAATCAACTTTATTAAATCTTTCCTGATCTAGTTTTCTTTTATTTTCAATTGCAGTAGCGTATTCGATTGCAGCAGCTTCTCTTCTTTCTGCTTCTCTCATCTTACGTGTAAGTTTAGCAATTCTAGATTGCACACCTTTACTGTAATCTTCTAATTCTTCATCACTCTTTTTTTCTGTTTCTTCTGTTGGTGTTTC